TCCAATGTCTAATTACTCCACCAATAATAAAACAGTTAGTAATGAGATAAGAAAAGAAAATAATAGAACGTACCAGAACAATGTAATTGTCGTATCGTTTAGTCTTTTCGTCAGCGAAACTACCCAACGCATATTTCCATATCCTCCATACTTTCTTCACTTATTATAACCTGCTGATCTTCCATCCTTCCACTCCTGTTTCTCATAATCAAAATCAGGGTGTGGTGGAGTGGGTACAACAGGATTCTTACTTCTATTGTGTATTGCTATAAATTTATCTGCAGCATAATATCCTCCCAAACATACTTCAATCTCATCTCCATCTTTCCAATTTTCTTCACCATTCATCTTTGTATGATTCATGGCTTCCTGAATCTGATCAATTATATCTTGAGTTAGTTTCATATTCCTAAAAGTTTACGTTGACGATTAAAATAATTTTCGAGTATCCAAGAACTACTATTTGCTTTATCTTCTCCACCTATTCCAAACTTAAACTCTACTCTAGGATTACCAACAAATCCTTCCATTTCTGGAATATTACTTTGTACTCTATCACCACCATTACAAAATATAACAGTATCTGATATTTCTAAACACTTTGAAATAGCACCAATAGCAGAATTATCTGCATCATCCCAAAAAATAACAGCATCAACCATATTAAGATGACGGATAATATCTGCTCTTTCATTCCAAGATTGAAAATATTGCCCCTTCTTTCTCTTTAACCAAGAATCGCTATTTAATCCAACCACAAGGTAATTAGAAAACGATTTTGCTTTCTCAAAATAACGAATATGACCACTATGAATTGGATCAAATCCACCACTAACTAAACTAACTTTTTCACAAAACATTATCCAAATGTAGAATCAGGTTCCAATGCAATATAATAGGTTAAATTATAATTTTCATTTACAAATCTAGAAAGTAATTTTTGAGATATATTAACATTATAAGTTCCTGGAAGTATCTTAATATTCTCTACCTTAAAATTAAATGAGAATGTTTCTTCTGTTTCTCCAACAACAATTGAAAAATCATTAGAAGTATCATTCTTCTTATCACGAACAACAAGTTTAACTACACCATTTTCACCAACTGCAGATAAATCTGGAAGTTGATATATTGCAGATGCTTTAAGAAGTGATGTTAGATTATTAGTATCTAATACAAATGAAACATCAGAACTAGGAAGTGTAATAGATTTTTCTGGAGGACTTACAACTACACTAGGATCAGCAAAGAAATACTTTGTCCTATGATTCTTACCATCACGAATAGTCAAATAAGATTCATTTTGGAAATCTAATTCAGGATCACCATATAATGAAATACCATTTAAAAATTGTACTAGATCATAGATAGCAAAATCCTGTGGAACCTCCTCAGAGATATCAGCCTCTGCAAGGATGTTCTTCATTACCGACATTGTACGAAGAGTATTACCTTTCTTAAAAACTATAGATTGGTTAATTGAAGCAAAGTTCTTTAAAAGATTTAATGTTTTTTCAGTTAATTTCATGTTATGAGGTCGGAGTTTCATTATTAAGGCATGTTGTGATCAATGTTACCACTAGTCATTTTTGGTTTGCCGTAGTGTTCATCAAAATGTAGTAATAGCATAGCATAATGTATCACTTTTAGCAAGTCCTTTTTGTTTCTTCCATCTTTACTTCCATACCTACTACCGTACTTAAGTATGTTAGATTGACAGAATGAAGATGCAAGATCTCTGGATGCCATCAAGTCAATTGTCTGAACATTACGATACTCATGCTTAGTACCTGTATAGTGTCCATTATAAGTTCCTGATACATATTCTTCAATATCCTTCAAAATTTCTTTCTCATGATATTTGTTCCTACTGTCTGTCATAATCTCCTCTATTGGATCCTCGATATTTAGCGTTAACTCATCATAGTTTAAACCAACATGATGTGCAATTTGATCATCATTATCTGAGAGTGTTGTAAATGATGATGGCGAATCATCTTCGGGTGTATACAATTCTCTTTTAAGAGGATCGGTTCCACGCACATACCTATAAATGGTTTTACCATTATCAGGTGATTCATAGATCCAAGGAGTTTTACCAGTTACAGATTCTCCTTTTAGGTAATCATATGATCCTTCAGGAAAAGGATTTTCTCTGTCTGGATCATTACGATTGTAATCATACCATGCATCAGAATGTGCAATTTTGTCAGTCATAATAGGAAAGTCTTCATCAAGTGTTCCATCTAATACAGATGCTGCTAGGCTCCATGCATTAACCATATTGGAATAAGAAATCATTTACAAGACTCTCTGCTTTTTCTTTTCCAAACTTACCTTTAAGGAATCCACTTACTGGATCAAGTCTGGTCATGTAAGCATCGAAGTCTTTGTATACACTGGTATCGGTTCCAGTGGGTTTCTCATATTCTACCATATTTTTGTACTTAGTCAAGTATTCCTTAAATGTAGATAGATAAGCATTCACTTCTTCCATCTTACAATACCTAACAAAGATATTATCAGAGAAGTGATTTCCTTTTTCAAAGAAACGATAGTCTTCTGTTGCTACTGGTAATCCTTCTACTGAGTAGGGATAATTCTCTTTAGGATGTTGAAAATCAAAAACTACAATAACTTTCTTTTCACTGAATGCCATTAAATCCATACCAAAACAGGGAAGGTTACTCCCTGTCTTTGGATATGCTATACAGTTAAAGATGTCAACATTCTTACCATCCCTGATTTCCACCTGTCTTGATTTTATGAAGTGTGGATGTGAATGTGTGATCGCATTGAGATGGGTTCCTTTACCCTCCCAACTGGCCCACAAACCTTCTATCTTCATAGGTAGAATTGATCTGTAGGCACTTATGTAATCTTGCCAAATAGTCATACTTCATCATGTTTATGATTGAGTTTTCCAGACATCTCATATGCTTCCTTATTTCCACCATGTCCATGTGCTATACCCAACTCATGCATCTTAGCATGTTCATCAATAGCATCTCTTAAATCTTTTTTACCAGCACCAAATGTAAGGTAAATTCCATACCCAACTAAACCAAAAAGAAGTAAAAGAAAGAATACAATAAATCCTTGTTCTGGAGTTAGGTTTAAGTGATGGATTATAGCATCTTGTTTTTCCCATGTACCAGGTAAAGTATACACTGATGGTTTTGATAGAAAAATCATTCTTTATCACCTTCCTTTTTAATAAAATCCTCCATTCTCTCTATTATGTCCTGAGAATCAATAAGATTATCTATACTTGCTAAAAAATCAGCAATATGTTTTGCTACATATGGTTTCTCACCTCTTGCAGCAAATGCTAATGCATCTCTCAAATGTTCTTGGGATGCTCGAAGAGATTCTTCTACTGGTCTGGATAATGTCATAGTTATATTATAGTATGGTTTATAGGAAGATGTCAAGCATCTTCCTTATTTAATTCGAAGTCAGCATCTACCTTATCATATAATTCAAGGAATGCTTGCTTTGTTTCATCATCAAATCTGTTTACACATACCTTAATCGCTTTTGCCTTATCATTAAAGATAGAGAATGCACGAACTATGTGAACCAATCTACGAGTGCTGATAATCTCTTCTATACCACCATCATAGAATGTTTTACGGATGATGTCACCCCAATCTACTAGTCTCTTACAGAAATCAGTATCAGTAACAGCTAACTTAGCAGCAACTCCACCTAAGATTTTAGATTCTATTGCTGGTGAAGGATAGTCTTGTTCAAATGTTACTGGGAATCTTTCAAGGAAGGCTTCGTTAAGCACGTTAGTTCCAATGAATCTTCCATCGTCTGAACCCTTACCCTTAGTATTTGCGGTGGCGATGACGTTGAATCCTCTAGCTGGTTTAACGACTCTTCCAATTTTTTTAAGGAATACACCATTTCCCTCAAGGATGCTCTGAAGGCAGAGAATCTTGTTAGAGGCAAGGTCGATTTCGTCAAGTAACAAGACTGCTCCTCGCTCAAGAGCTTCCACGACTGGGCCATTGTGCCATACTGTGGCACCATCAACAAGACGGAAACCGCCAATAAGGTCATCCTCATCTGTTTCTATAGTTATGTTTACACGAATAATTTCTCTCTTAAGTTGAGCACATGCTTGCTCTACTGAGAAGGTCTTACCATTCCCTGATAATCCTGTAATAAATGTAGGATAAAACTGTTTAGATTGAATAATTTTCTTAAGATCAGCAAATGCTCCAAACTTAACAAAAGTATCATCTATTTCTGGTACTAAATTTCTTTCTAAAAATGATTCTGCTGCAGGAGCTTTGAATGATTTCTCAATGTTTTCAACTGCTTTAGTAGTAACTTCAAGATTCCACTTTCCTTTTGCAACCTTATATTTTTGAATTTTTTTGGTTACTGTTTGGTAACCGATGTCATTGGCAGCACAGAATCCACGAACATCAGCAGCAGTGAATTCATTTCCATATGTACTTCTCAATCCATCAATTGCTTGCTTTTCTGTCATTTTAAGTTCAAAAGGTTTAAGTGTCATAATGATAGGTGTCTTATTTATGAACCTATTATAACAATAAAAAAGGGGCCAGATGACCCCTAGTGGACACTTTAATAACTGGGTTCTAAATCGTATATCTTCTCCTCACATTCAGAATATGTAAGACCATCCCAATAAGAATGGTATAGTCTTCCCCAGATTACCCCAAACTCCTCATCATCCAAATTCTTAAATAAACACTTGTCATTTAAGTAGATGTGATATGTTTTTGGCATTATTAAAGATTCTGTTTAAGTTCTTTGACTAGATCTTTTTTACTATGCCTTCTATCAAGTTCAACACCAACTGTCCTACCATAAGATTCCAACTCCTTTTTACTCATACTTTCTAATGATACATCAGAAGTTTTCTTTGCTGGAGTTGTTTTAATAACAGGTGCCACTTTCTCAACAACAGGTTCTGGTGCTGGTGCTGGTTTACCTTTTCCAATTAAATCTCGAAAATGTGCCATAATTTCATATAGAATTTCTTCAAGTATTTATCAAGCAACAAGTTCTATAAATTCACCAAGAATTTTCTTGTTCATCTTCTTACCATTAAGAGATTTCTTAAAAGCAGATCTGATCTGTGCTTTGGTAGCATCTTCCTTAACTTCAAATTCTGCATCATTATCTAAAGCAGATGATGATAATCCAAAGTAAGTATGATAACCAGAATCCTTAATAGAACAAGACTTATTCTTCTTCCAGTCCTTCATTAGTTTCTCATAAGTGTCACCATAAGATCCTGTAAATCTTCTTATGAATGCACCACCTTCTCTTGTAGAAACAATACGAATACCAATGAAATTAACATCAGGAAACTTATCTCTAAGATTCTGAAGATACACATCAGTCTGCTCATACCACCCACCACAAAATGCATAAGTACGCCCAGTCTTACGGCATCTTAAGAAAGTACCATGCTCAATATGACGAGTACCTAAGTATGGTTCAGACTCCCAAGAACGCTGGAAGGTCTTATGAAATCTCAATGGAGATCCTTCACCATCAGTAAGGACAACACACTGAACTTTCTCAACCTTATTCTCTTCCTTAAACTTGGGAAGTATCTCATGAAGAGCAATCATGGTCTCATTTAATGGAGTTCCAGAAAGTTGCAATCCATTTGGAACAAAATAACGACAATGGTAACGATCTGCATGTGCTATTGCAATACGGAATATATGCTTCATCTGCTCCTCAAGTTCCTTACCTCTTACTTTACTTGTAAAAAAGTTCATCAAAGAGAAGTGATCTTCAACAAGAGCAACACCTTCCTTTGCCTCATATGCTGGCATTCTTGCTATTGCTGGTTCACCATCAGAATGGTAAGTCTGAAGAGGATAGCAATTAGTAAAAGCATAAACATCAAATGGAATGTTTACTTTCTTACAGAACCATAATAGGTTATACAATTGCTTCAGAGTATCAAGCAATACAGGAGCCATTGATCCAGACCAGTCAAGAATGAATACTAGACCATGATTCTTACCATCAGGTACTACATTTATCTTCTTGAAAAGATCCTCGTTAAATCTGTAAGTATGAAGCTTCGCTGTATCGAGAACCCCAGTGCGACTAGTAGTAGCACGAGCATAACTCGAAGCTGCCTTGCGACACTCAAACTCTTTGACCAGATAATTGACTTCTTTTTGTGCATTTCGTTTGAATTTAACATACTCCTGATCTGCGTACTCAAATCTGTTTGATGTAAGGTAGGATGAATCAAGACCATACCTTTCTAATCTTTCTTTATGTGCTTCAAAATCTTCTGACCACTCTGTTCTACAAACATCATGTATCTCTTTATTAGGAACAATCACTCTATCTAGTCTTAACTTTGGTACCTCAAAATAAGCAGTCTCACGAGTCTGATTAGTATTAGTAAGATCCTTAAGTGCATCTGCCAATGCATCTACAGTCTTAAGATCTAAGTTACTGTTCTTCTTGCCTGGCTGCTTTTGTGCTTGTTCTGTATCTGACTCTTCTGGTTTACCTTTACTTACTGGTTGATTTGAATCTTCATATTGTTCTTCATCATTGTTTTCATCAGAATCTTCAGAGTCTTGACCACTTTGTGGTGAAAGGTCTAGATCATCTTGCTCTTCTCCATCTTCTCCATCTTGAGATACTTGCTCATTAGCATCTGATTCATTTTGCTTTGTGCAGTAATCATAAAGAACTTTAGATGCTTCAAGAACCTCATCAAAAGTTTCACATGAATCTACTACCTTGACAATCTCCTTTTCAGCATCTGAAAAAGGTATATCAACGAAGTTACCGATCTTGAAATGTAGATTAACCCTATCAGCAAGATTAAGATCATCAAGATCTTCATCAGCAATGTTAAAGAAATCATCATCGTTTAGTTCCTCATAACCGTGGTAGAAAGATTTGGCAAGTCCTGCATACTTGCGTTTCATTAATTTCTCTATTCTAACATCTTCTACGATATTTACAAACTGTGGTGGCATCTGAACTTCTTTGTACCAGTCTCTATCAGGTGTAAAAAGTGCGTGTCCTACCTCATGTCCAACCAACATATCATATACTGTATTACTTGCTCTATCCCATAATGGCAGTGTCAATACACGAGTACCCACATTAAACTCTGCAGTTTCTACTTGCTTATGTTCTACTATAAGATCTTCAGTAGCAAGTAACTTAGCAAGTTGGGATTTAATTTCGTGCTGTAATGTCATCTGTCATTTGTTTTCGATATACCTATTATACTAAAAAAGCGTCCTTTGTGGGACGCTTGTAGACGCTTTATCAACTGTCTACGCTTTGCTCTTGCTTGTCGGAGCATTTGGGGCTTTAAGGATCTTTTTTGTTCCTTCTTTGAGTGATGCTGCCAATTTGGAACTTTCATGGAGTGTCTCCAGTGCGGCTAGTACTTCAGGGGTTTCTTCCCATGACCACTCTTGAGAGTGCTTGGGATTCTTCTTTTCTAGAGTATAGGTTTTTAAAGTCATACGATCCCTGCGTTGGAGTATTTATTGTATCAGATCTTGAATCTAGTGTCAAGTAACTGTCCAATCAATTACCTTTCTAATTTCCTCATTATATTTCCACACCTCTTTAAGCATATCAGAATTAACACCAAGTTTATCCATTTGGACAATTAAAGAATTCAAATCTTTAGGAAGACATGTTCCACCAAAACCACGATCATTATCTATACCAGGAACTTTTGTATGTGATATGCCAATTCTATTATCTGCAGATACACCAAAACAAACATTCTTATAATTCATTCCAGTTGCTTCACACACATCAAATATCTTATTGAAATATGCTACTTTATAAGCAAGGAATACATTAGAAAAATATTTAATTGCTTCACTCTCATCAGAACTAACAATTAAACTTGGGATATTCGGAAACCATTCAGAAAAAATATCCACAAATTCCTTACATAAATCTTTATCACCACCAACAATATTTCTATCAGAAGTTCTAAAATCTTCAACAGCATTCCTAGCAGTTAAAAATTCTGGATTATGAATAACATTATACTTTTCAGTATATTTTCTTGTAGTACCAATAGGGACTGTAGATTTAATGATAAAAGTTCCATCCACATCTGGATGATCCCAATAAAGATTTTCAAAAAAACTATCCAATATACTTAAATCACACTCACCATCCTTTCTCATTGGGGTTGGAAGACAAACAAAAATATAATCTTGAGCAATAACTTCTTCTAAAGTATTAAAAGATCTATTTTTATCTAAATCATATACTTTACATTCAACTTTATCACGTAGGTTTTGATATACAGCATTACCTACAAAACCATTACCTATAATTCCAATCATGATAATATTTTACTAAATCCTTTAATTTTATCAAATTTAACAACTCTATCAAAATTGTCAATAAGATCTTCAGTCTTATGGGATATTACAAATATATTAGCATCACTAACAATATACTTAACAATTTTAGTAAAGTATTCTGTTCCAAATCCATCCAATGAACTATCAAAGATCTCATCAAGGATCAATAAATTTGTACTAGCAGAGTTTTTCATCCGTGCAATTTCTCTCCATGTGAATAGAAGTGCAAGGTCAATCCGCATCTTCTCTCCTTCAGAGAATGACTCATAACTAAACTTATCATGTAATGGGGATTTTACACTTTCTCTAAATTCTTCATCCAAAGAAAAATTAATATAAAAATCCATCAACTGCAGATACTTATTAATCTGCTTATTCATTAACGGTAAATAACGTTTAATGATTTTAGATTTGACACCATTATCCTTCATCAGAGCATGAGCAAATTCATTATAAACATTTTTCTCACTCTCCTCTGATTGGTTCTTCTGGACTCCTTCTAGTTCTCCTATTAGTTTATCTAACGCATGTCTTTCAGTAGTTCTACTTTCTCGTTGTTCTCTAATTCTTTGAATTTCTTGTTCAATGTCTCTGGTTTGATTTTCAAGTCCAGAAATCCTTGTTGCTGTTTTAGAAATTTCATGCGTTAGTTTGGATGCCTCCGATGTAAACACCTTGAATTGGTTTTCTCTTTCCTCTTCAAGTCTGATGGCTTCCTCTAATTCCTTGTAACCTTGTTCAAGTTCTTTGGCTTTAGATTTAGCATCATTAATCTTATCTATACGAAATGATTCCTCGATAGATTGAGTACAGGTAGGACAAACCGTATTGTCTGTGAAAAACTTATGCTCTTCAGTAATGGTTGATACCTTCTGAGATAATTTACCTCTTAAGTTACCCAATTTTCTTAACTTTTTGTTACTACCTGAAAACATTTCTACATCTTTATTGAGTACATTTAACTCATCACTCATCTCTTGTAACTCACCTTCATATGCATTAATCTCTCCATTGATTTCTTTTAGTTTCTTTTTCTTTTCACTTATATCTTTCTTACCACTTGCTTCTAGTTCTTCAATAAAGTTCTTTTGCATATCTATTTTCTCTTCCATAAGATTCTTCCGAATAGATAATTCCCTTATTCTTTCATTAGCATTTCTAATTTTTTCTCGAAGAATCAAACTCATAACAGAAAATATCTTAATATCCAAAAGATCTTCAATAACTTCTCTACGATTAGGTGCAGACAGTTGCATGAATGGTACAAAGGATGCACTACCCAATATAACAATTTGTGTAAATGACTTATAGTTTAACTTTAATACCTGTTCTTCTAACCACTTCTGCTGATCATTTGCTGCAGAATTTTGATCCAATATCTTATCATCTCTATAAATCTCAAATATATTTGGTTTAATACCCCTTACTACTTTCCATTCAGTTTTTCCAATAGAAAATTCAACTTCAACTGTGCAATCTTTTTCATTGACAGTATTAATTAATTGACCTTTTGTTATCTTACGAAAAGGTTTATTGAATAATGCAAAAGTAAGAGCATCTAAAATTGTTGATTTTCCAGCACCATTTGTACCAATAATTAAACTGGTTTTTGCTTCTGTAAGATTAATTTCCGTAAACTGGTTCCCTGTGGAGAGAAAATTACGCCATCTTATCTGTTTGAATAAAATCATTCTCTCTTGGAGGAATCACAAAATCATCTTCCGTGATGATCACATATCGATAATTATACATGTTACAAGTCTTAATTGCAAGCTCTTCTGGCACTTCAATAACAGTCATTGGTGGATAATCCTCTGCTTCTAATAATCCACCATAACGAATAGCATCATCCTCTTCCTCAAAAAGATACAATGCTCTTTCACCTTGAGGATTAGTTACTGCATATGCACCTTCGTTTTCTTGTCCTTCTATTGTAAGAATAAACATTACTCGAACTCACAAGCTTGTCTATAAACATCTTTCATAATACCTTTCACTACATCTTTATCTAATTCAAATTCAGAGTCTTCAATATATTTATTTAAAAGTGTTAATGTATCTTCACATTCATCGGTGGAAAACTCTACCTCTTCATCATCAATATTAAAGTTTTCAACAATTTTTAAATCAATGCATCCTGCTTTATTAATTTTATCAAGATACTTATCAAACTCTAATTGACTAGATTTCTTACGAACAATAACTTTAACTATCTTATCCTTTAAATGTCTAGCATCAAAAAGTTTAGAATTAGTATCTTCATAATATAGTCTTTCAAAAATAACATATGGATTTGGTATAAATTCCAACTGATATGTTTCTGTATCAAATATATGAAATCCTCTGGCATCTCCTGCATCATTCCAATATATCTGATACGGATTTCCCAAATAAAATACCTTACCATCATTTGATCTTGTATGATAATGTCCAGAAAATACTACATCAAATTTTTTAAAATCAGATACATCTAACCCACTAACAGCATGAGTCATTACTTGACCAGGAAATAATGCAAAACCATTCAACTCTAAATGTCCAAATACTGATCTACATTTAGATTTTTTAATTACCTCTACAGTTTCCTCATAATTATCCTGACAAATCCAAGGAAGAAGTAATGTTTTGAATCCTTCTATATCAATTTCAGTAGGTCCAGAATATCTAACAATATTATTATAAGATGCCAATAGAGAATCTACAGCATTTACTTCATTTGTATTCTTATAATAAACATCATGATTACCAACTATAGTATGTACCTTTGCTTTTAACTTTTTAAACTTATCATATACGTGCTCCTTTGCCCAATCCAATGCCCAAAAATCAATACTCTTACGATTATCAAATGAGTCTCCAAGATGTATTACATTCTTAATTTTCCTCTCCTTTAATGTAGGAAAGAAAATATCATCATAAAACTTCTGAAAGTAATCATGAAAAATCTTACTCCCTTTACGAGCCCCATAATGGGTGTCAGTTATCAAGGCAATTTTCATGAATATTGTTTTGCTTGTATATTCTCCTTAATTGTATTATAATCAGAAGCATTATAATGTCCATCTGCACTCATAACTTCATCGAATCCAGATCTTTCAATAATTTTTGCTCTTATATCCATTTGACGTTTCTCTTTTTGGATTCTACGAAGGAAGGCATAATGTATGATTTGAGTAAAATATGCAAAAGGATTGGAAGACTTTTCTGGATTAAAATTCTTTATATACTGAACACAGTTCTCAATGCCATCACAAATCATGTCCTCTCGGAACATATAATTAACAAAGTTTGGTTTGTAAGATAAGTGAGTTGCTATCTTAAGGAAGCACTCTCCAAGATAATTCGTGATACGAGGACGATCCTCTCCTGCTTCTTCTGCTGCTATACACTTGTTCCTGTAGATAACAATAGCTTCTAAAAACTCTTTGTTATTTACATAGTGTTCTGATTTACGTTTTCCTCTTGGCATTGCATTAGTCTTCCTTTCTTTATCTATGCGTACATTATAACACAAAAAGCATGAGCTTGACAAGGTGGCAGAATATCAGTAGAATAACTCTGTCAGGGTTAAAGAGATATATTAGCTAGATTTATTATCATTAGATTTATAAAGCTTCTCTAGAAATATTCTAGCATCAGATATAGAAGATAGAAAACCCATATTTGGATCTAGATTTGCTTGATTAGAAACTCTATCTTTATCTTTTAAAAATCTATTATATACTCCTATCATATGTTTATCATGTACTTCTGTCATTGTCATAACATTATTAATATTCATTACTAAAACTGGATCGTCGGTCATTTTTAACCAAGGATTTATTCTAACTGCTTGTATTCCAGATTGTCTTATATTAACTGTTTCAAAAGTTACAGGTGATTCTAATATTAAAATAGTTTTATCTTCTTCTTCGCATGGGCAAACTTTGGCGAATATTTCTTCCCCCGAAACTAACTTTAATACTGCGTGGAATTCTTCTTTATCCATTTTCCTTTAAACTAACTTGTATTATTTCATAGTTAAATTTTTCTTCGTTGTAAATTTTGATTCTTTCTATTAAATGATTGAGTGTGTAATTTTTTCTTTGTTGATAAGTAATATCATCAGCAATATCATAAAGAACTGCTTTTAATTTACCGTCACCTTTTCTAAGAACTCTACCTATTGACTGAAGGTTTCGTACTCTGGACTTTGAGGGACTGGCGAAGATGACGTTGTGCAAGCGTTTAATATTGATGCCAGTGCTGAAAGTGCCATAACTGGCAACAATAATTGCATTATTTTCATTTTCAGTAATCTCCCTAATTCGTTCTCTTTCTTCAGCCTCTACACCACCGTGGACATAGAATACCTTTCGAGAACCTTTTACCGAACTATTTATAGATTCGTATAATATTTCGCCATGTGTGGCAACCCTACTGAATAGTATAAGACTATTACCTTTTAAATCTAATACTAGATTTTTAATAAAGTTATTCCTTTTTGGATGTCCTATAATATATTGTAATTCATCCTCATAGGTCTCAAATTTCTGTGCGTCGTGTTTCATAAGAAGAACACGAATCTGTAATTTAGAAAGATGCCCTTTATCAATTAGTTCTTTAGTTTGAGTTACTTTATATGATGGTCCAAATAATCCTTCTAAGACCCACTTGTGAGTCTGTGAACCGTCTAAAGTACCAGTAAACCCATATCTATACTTTGCACTATCCATCTTCGTCATAATGCTTACAAGAGATTTTGACTTAAACAAATGAGCCTCATCTCCAATCGCAACATCAAAGTCTTTAAAGAATGGTCTTTTTAGTTTGTAGATAGATTGCCAAGTCGTAATTGTAACTGGGAATTCATTTGTCTTTTCTTTTCCAGAATATATTCTATGACAGTAATCTTCTGCATTCCAACCATAGTCCTCAAAATCTTTGAACATCTGTTCTACTAGTGATGTAGTAGGAACAACTAGTAATACTTTCTTTTTAGTTTCTACAAAATATCTTACTACAGCATATATCATTAATGATTTCCCTGATGCAGTAGGTGATACAAGAAGTTTACGATTATATTTTAATGCATCATATACAGCATCTACCTGATAGTTTCTTGGTTTATGTCGTGATATCTTAGTCATATAAGACTTAACACCTTCTCGACTTATTATTGCATTCTCTTCAAAAGGAGTACCATA